TCTACGTCGATAACCTGGGAGATAACCTGTAAGTCCTGCTCTTGCCTGTTCTTCTGCTATGAGCGTACCACGCTCTTGTTCAGATAGTGCCCTTTTCTGCAATGTTTCTTGTGCCTTGGCACTCCTCTGCTGTTCTTTGAATGTCCTGTATGCCAGTGTCCCTGCTGCTGTATCGGCCTGATCTTCAGGTACTCCGTAAAGTTGTAAGGCAAACTGCCGTTCCTGTAGAAAACTTTGCTGAAGACTTAATAATTGCTGACTTTCTGATCTTAAGACTCTTTGTATAAGCTTTTCTTCTTTATTGTTAGGATCTTCTGTTTCAACCTCAATAAACCGGATAGCATTTACAGGTATTTTTCCGGTTTCCATAACCATATTCCATGCATTTTGGAATTCAACAGCACTTAATGAATCTCCAAGTTTCCAGTCTGCAACATCAGTAACTAGATTTGGTGATTCAGAATTATTTAAGTCTTCCTTTATTTTACCATCGTTACCAGAATTATTATTCGCAGTATTTACAATAGTCTGTTTAAGATTCTCAGTATCCTGAAAACCAGTTAGGTCTAGTATTGGTGCGTCCGCGGGAAGGCCAGGTTGACCTTTGAATAGTTCAGGATTTGTTGTTCCGAATATATTCCGTAATAAACTTTGATCAAAATGTAGGTTTGTTGCAGAAGAGGGTGTGCCGTAATAATGTGGAGAAATTGGAGGGAGTCCTAGTATCTCACGTTCATCATTGCTGCGTGGTGCTTGCCCTCCTATAAGATTCTGAAATATTTGGCTGGTGGGTGGTGGAACAAAAGGCTCTTGCCATGCAGGTGGCGGCCACCGACGACTAGATGGTACCAAAACATCTTCGTTTGCTATCCCAACATTAAACGGCGTAGTAGCATATCTACCAGATCTACGATCTAAGGTAACAAATAGATCTGGTGCTCGCCCTTCATGTACATCCATGAGTTCAGCAAAGCTATTAATCCCATTATGAGGAAACGCTAAAATATCATTTACATTAATCTGGCTTAGTTCAAGTTGCTTATTGGTATTTGCATCTCTAATAGGCATTAGATATTCCTTAATAAGTCAGATGGAAGTTCATCTGGTGATGGGGCAGGAGCAGGAGCAGGGGCAGGTATAGTCGGAACTGGTGGAGCGGAAACATTTTGCTGTGGTATAGGATTAGCCATCGACTCGTATTCGATCATTGCGTTATTGACCACTTCATCTATGATAAGACGAGAATCAACATTATCAATTTTATCTACTCTTTCTTGACGCGCAGGACCCATAAGCTGGTTTGCTATCCTGTCAAGATGTCCTTCTGATAATTTCACTGCAAGATTAATAGGACCCTGTACCTGGTCTATATCGCCACGTTTACGACTTGGCATAACACGCCTCCGTTATCGTCTGATAGTCTGTCCTGACGGCATACCCTGTGCGCCGCCCTGCGGTGTACCAAGTATAGCTCCTAGCTGGTCAATGCCGCCCATACCTTCCGGATATACGCTGGGTTGGGCCTGGTTAGAAGCTACCCGTGCCTGCTGCATGTTCCGTTCACCTGGCCGTGCGAGTTGAGGACCTCCCAGATTCATGGCACCTGGATTAAAACCACCTGGAACCGGAGGCATACCTCCACCCATAGGTGCTCCAGCAGCTTCGGCCATCTGGGGTAATAGACCAACTCTTTCCATTAACATCTGTACCTGTGCCTGCATAAACTCAGGTGAGTTCATAAGTTGTTCAGCACGGATCTGTAACTGTTCTTCCAGTGGATTTATAATACCGGCCCGTTTCTGGGCCTCGTAAAGAGATACTATGCCTGCTGAGAAGAGTCTCATGGCCAGGAGAGCCTCACGCTCCCGTTCCTCTGGAGCTTCGGCCTTTACCTGGACTGTATTCTCGTAATAGCCCCTGATATCGTCAGGTTCTATGGCCTGATCAAATGAATGTACATCTGTACGACCATGAACCGTTATACGTCCCTTGATCTTGTTTTCTACGAGCTGGGCGAACTTGGAGTTAGCCTGTTCTATGGTATGACGGAGTCCGTCTGCCACGCCCTGAAATACAAGGCGGCCCATACCGGCGAGTACGGATACTGCGAAGCCGGTGGATACACCTCTTGGTCTCATACCCCTGATAACGTTGGGGAAAGTAGCCTGTTCGATACCGGTCTGAACTATATTGAGTTCCTGGAACAGGTCCTGGGCTATGTTAACAACAGGTGATACTGAAACGGTAACACCTGGAGGAACCACGTTCATTCCTCCGAATAACTCGTACTGATCGCGTGTCCGTTCCGCTACAGCCTGTGGGCCGTGGAAGTCCAGTGTACGCCAGGCTGTTGTCCTGACCATGGCTTCAAGCTGGCTTACCAGTCTTGCTTCGGAGTCCAGTAGTGAATGAACAGGCCAGAGGATACCCTTGAAGCGGTCCTGTGGTAGTCCGTCCTCGAAAGTATAGGTATGCGCTGGATATAGAGGGGTATAAGGTAGGTGTCCATAGCCGTGTTTATGCGGTCCATAGACAAACTCGTTGTCCGCTATGTAGGCTACCCACTCCTCGTCCCAGTATTCCATCCACTGGGCTATGTGGCTTGAGCCCCTGCCCTTTGTCCACTCTGGATATCTCCTGGCTATATCACGGACGCTGCGCTCTGAATACTCTATTACCCACTTGATGCGGGTCTTCGAGTCGTCCCATACGAGGTTAGTTGCCCTGGGAGCCATAACTTCAAAGGGAAAGGCGATACAACGCTGGTCAACAAAGTTCTTGAGAGCTTCCTTGTAGGCTGGTATATCGTCCCCGAACTCGTCGATCATGGGAGCGTCGGGCCACTGATCAGAAGAATACATATTCTTCAGAAAAGCAATACCGTAGAGGAACGAATGACGGACACAGGTACGTAGAATAGGGTCTTTAATAGATAGCCATACGCCCTGGTAGAACCTCTTGAGCCGTTCTGCCCTTGCCCTTGAGCGTGGGCTGGACGGGACATCTATGGTGAGGTTATTTACATCGACGTGATCGGTTGCCACGTTGATAATAGCGTTACCGGTAGCGGGCCAGATAGGATCTATCCCTTCGGGAACAGGGATCTTCCTGGCACCGTTGTAATAATCTTCTTCTAACTTGCACTGGGCGTGGAAAGCACTATAATACTGCTGTCCCTCCCGCCACAGTGACAGGATCTCTTCAATACTCGGTGGGGTATCCTTTTCCTGGTCATTACGCCAGTACCCAGGGACCCACATGCCATCAGGTCGTTCCGTAGTCGCTAGTACCACTATATAATACCCGCTCTCTCAAGACGCTCGGCAGCATACCTGGCTCTTCTTTCGGCCAGTATACGGTGTCCAGAAGTATTTATTCCAGAGTCAGCTTCTTCCTGTGTAAGCACGTAACGTTTTCGCTGGTTATATAGCCTGGGTGTACTAAAAGCTGATATTGCTTCCTCACATGCCGTAAGGCCAAGTGCCAGCGCAAATACCTCGTCGTCGTGTTCTCCTATAGGAGCAGCGTATTTTACGCTACCACCAGGCAGTTTATTGTATTGGAACGCGCGTAACTGTCGCAATAGCGGTGGTATATCAGGGAAATGGACAGTTTCACGCTCCATTGCGATAGCAAGTGTATCTAGAAGCCACTGCCGGTTATTCTCTTTTATAACAAAAGGTTCTACCGGAAGTCCTGCTTCCATGAGTTCCTGCGAAAACATATCACCACCCATACCGGTAGCGTCAACAACTATCCTCTTTAGATCCCAGAACTGTGCGTGTTTGAGCACTCCTTCGCGTTGCCTGGGCCAACTCTCACCCGCGTCCCATGCTATATGCTGAACGATCTTGCGGTCACGGGCATCGAGGATAGTTAGAACAGATGCGTCTACCTTGCGGCCAAGGTCGAGACCGGCCACGTAGGTAGCTCCTATGATGGGTTCCTTAATCAGGTCACCCGCAAGACACGCCGCTATATTCCTGAAGTAGCCCGCGTTCTCATCGAAGACGGCCATGTACATACGGTTCCATGCCGCTTCTGGAATAACTGCCCGATCACTGTAGATAGCGTCCCTGTCATCGTCGGTAAGAAAGGGGTTATCGAAAGATTTAGCGGTGTAGCACATGGCATCGGGAACAAGACCGGACTCGATACTCCGGTAGACACGCTCGAACCAGTGATCCGACCAGAGTGCCGGTATGCCCTCAAACAGAGACTTGGAAATACGTCCAGGGGATCTGAGTATAGGCAGACATTTCTCGAAAGCCCTGTCAGCCACGTCCTGTGCCTCTGTTATCCACAGGTAATCCACACCGGCGGTCTGGAGGGAATCTGGGTTATGCGCCGATTTAATCTCTATAAGCCCCCACGGACGCTTCTCAGTGCCCCTGAGGTAGACCATCATCTCGTCCTGTCTTATACCACCTGGCTGAATGAGGTCTGACGGAAGGAAACTGATAATCTCGTTCCATACCTGCCTGCACTGGGGGAAAGAAGGACCGACGATCCATGCGTGGAAGGGCGGTACGAGGTCGGAGTCTACGGCTACATCGAGTGATTCGACGTAGGTTTTCAGTAAATCAAATAAAGCGGCCCTGCTCTTACCCCAGCGGCGACCGACCTTGAGAACTTTCATCTTGGCGGGGTGTGAATGTATCTGGGCCTGTCCAGAATGTGGAGTATAGATAGAAGCAAGATCGACGGTAACCATTATTCGTCACCAGCGTTCCACATATTCACCTGTAACTGGCTGGCCTGTAGTACCTGGTTAACGGCCCCGTCCTTGGGAGCGGCCATACCTGCCAGGTGATGGATATGCTGAATAGCCTTGATCCTGTCGCCCGTTTTTTCCTTGCCTGTCTTGTTAATAATAATATCCCTGAGTTCAAAAACCGTCCACGGAATCATCTCCTGGACGACCTGCATGGCGAAAGCCTTGGGCTGATGCTGTATTTCGAGCATCATCATGGTAAATGCAGGTGAATCCTGTTCTTCTATCCAGGAAACAGGCAGACCACACCTGTCAGCGGCTGCTACGCCGTCACGGAGCATGGAGTAATAAGCGAGAAACTCCTTCTGCTTGCCCGTAAGTTCATGCCAGAGATCAGACTTCTCGATATTGAGCCTGTTATTACGGTTAATACTGGCGAGATGTTTCGCCGTTATAGCAGGATGCTTTGTAACCTCACCAAGTCTAGGCATCTATTCACCAGTCCTAAAAGTATAAGCCCCCGTGGGAGTGCACTAATCAACCACGAGGGCCACAGAAAGGAGGTACACCATGCGAATGTGGAACACGATGTAACAGGATGCTACTGCATAGCAGCATAGTTATGCAACCCGTGTCTTTCGTCCTGGTCTCCGCGGCTGTATCCCGTTCTGAATTCGTTCCTCGTAGGTCATATCATATCTACATTTCGGCAATATACAGTTAAGACACGAAGGGGAATACTCGCATCCGTCATCGGGTATAACGATATCCTCCTTCACCTTTATCTTCCTGAGATTAATCGGTAATATTATTGTTTGCATTTTCTACACAACGGCCTGTCAGACCATTCAGAACTTTCGGGTCGAACCATCTCGTACATACCAGTTTGTACCTCCACCAGCCAGCAATCATTCTCGAACCTCCTGATCCACTTAACAATATCTCTCTTCCCTTTATCTTTCTCCGGTTTTTCCCACAGATCTTTCAATAGTTCAACCGCGTTCATATATCATCTCCCTCTGTCGCGCCAGTGTAACAGCAGACGGTTCCCACGTACCACACCACGGACATAGATAACCTGCTACCTCCCAGTGCCTCCGATCATCCTCCTTCTGTCTCCTGGCATATAAAGACCGGAGCGGCATCCTGTGTCTTCGGTGATAGTGAAATCTCCCACTGTTCATAGTTTCAGTTTATACCAACAAAAACTTGTTGTCTAATTGAGGGCTGTGTCGTAGAATGAAGGGCAGCTTAACAGCTAACCCAGGCGGCGGGGACCCATTACCGCCGGACCCTTTCCCATGATGGTCACGTCCAGGTGTCCTGTCTCCGTAAGGCACAGGAGGGCACTCCTACCCGATTAAGCACCTGGTCTGTCCATCACCAGACATATTAAAAAGGGTCGCTTGCTAGGGGACATGAGTCGTAAAGGGCGGGCTACCTTCTCCACCAGAAGGTGACTACCTCTAGCACATCAGGAGGCTAAACCCGACCTGGTGTAAGAGCAAAAGTGGTCAGATCTGTAGGACGTTTTACGTTTCGTTTTATCGTAGCTGCTGTAGTGTAGCTATTATGTTCTTGTTACAGGACAAGGTTTTGAGCAATGTTATCGCGCTTGGAACATCATATAAAACGGAGGTACCACCCCACATCAACCGGCCCCACGCAGCATTATGTCAAGTAGTACATATGTTCGCATGGGCGTTTCTGGTCGTGCCTTTGCGCTCAGTCATGCCTAGCGGCGCACAATGGCAGCACAACGCGCCTTGGCAGTTTTCCGATGTTGAACATATAAACAGCCTCAGGATGGCATACCATGCCATCCTGCTTTTTATACAAATATAAGAAAAGTATAAAACAAATTCGGAACAAATGTTCAGCGGGGCCCCAAGCTTTTCATGTTAGCCTGATATCTAGACGGCCCGAGGTTACGAGGGTTGAATAGTGAAGGCTGACGCTACTATGGGTGCTACGCTATGCCACAAGTTAACGAAAAAACTACAACTGCTAGGCCTTACTTATTATGATAATATCTGCGATCCCTCATCTATAAAGACAATGAGATCGTCTCAGAGCCTGTCTGCTTGCTATGCTGGCTAGTGCTACCTGATACCGCGTTCGTTGTGTCTAGCTAGGTTCGGGTGGGAAACCAATTGCGCACGAGTCGTAGACGAGGGCGACCTTGGATGCGGAGCGAAGCGGAGCATGGAGGGTAAATCGAAAGCTGCTGTGCAGCTTTCGATTTTTTTTCTGGCATAATTTTAAATTAATATAAAACTATATCAATATAAATAACAATTTCTCGGGTTTTATTCGTCGGTGAGTGGGTCGGGTTTTCAGCTGCTCAAACGAATATTGAGCCTCTGAAAGGGGGGAAGAGGCTATATATCTCTGGTTAATGCTCCCTCAGTGCGTCGCACAGCGGTTCTATTTTCTTTTCCATGCTTGGGGTCGTCTCCTTGGATCGGGTCGGAGGCTGTAAACCGTGAAACGGTCGCAGGATCTTAAGCGGGGCGGGTGTTGGGTGCTGTGGCTGGATACTGTGATAAATAAGTCGAGGATGATTTGCCAGGCTTCGAGGAGCGTAGCGGAACGAATCCTTGCCGAATCAAGATACAAGCGGGGCTCGGGTATAAATGAACCGTGATAAAGTCCCGGTTCTTTTATTCGTAACTGGTTATATAACCGACTGTATAAAGCAAATAGACTATATATCTCTAAATAATGCTCTGTCAGATGGCCATAGAGCCTCTCGAAATTTCTTTTCCATAGTTGGGGTCGGCTCTCTCTGCTTGTGTCCCTGATAAATAGAGGAGCGGCGATAGGTTCCGCTGTACACATCTTTCGAGGATAAGCACGGGCGGTCAATAGCTGCGATTCTGTAACGCAGATATGTTAATACCTGCGCCCAGGTTAAACAGTTATAGCTTTCAGAATTCGGTGCTTCGCTGCGTAGCAGTCGGAGTACATAAAAATTACGTCGTGTGAATTCTGGAAGCGTTAAGTAAATGTTTACCTGGGGATGAGTAGCGTAGCTAAAAGATGAATTAAAAAAACCGTGACAAAGTCCCGGTGTTTTTATTTGTACGGCGGGACCATTGTAATTATTCCTCCAAGAGTCGTTCCGGTTCTTAGATCAACTAAAATCTATAACTCTGAGGACTGCCGCTATATAGCGGGCAACGATAATGTTCTTAATGTTTCTTCTTTAACTAAAAGATCGTTCACGGCATTGTTAGACTCATGACGTGAAAGATCCCCAGCAGCTGGGGTCTTTTGCGTTAGCATGGGGTTAAGAGTGTCGAGGATTCCAGAGAGGAGATTTAATAAGACTCTTCCTCTCAAGTTTGAGGGTCGTGCGGCCTCCCAACCCGAAAACTTGAAGCCAATCGACGGGTAGACGCAGCGTTAAACGTAGAAAGCGTGGGCGGGCTGAAGTGTAGCGTTAAGCGGCGGAAGCGGTGGGGGGCTGTGCATCTTCGGGCAAGTTAATCCCAACAGGAGCGAGCGTATGCGTCATAACCTAGCTTGCTAGGTTATAGTGAGTGACTTTTTTATCAGGGGCAACTTGCCCTAATACGAAGGCACATCGGCGGAAGCTAACGAGTGGAACTTGATTGTTACAAGTGTTGCGGCGTAGGCGACGCAACCACCTGAAAGTGAAACGAGTGGTTCGGAGTAGCTGCTATCTGGTACAAGTGATGCGGAGCATGGCGACGTAACCACCTGAACAGGTGGTAACGGTACCACAGGCGAGCGGGAGCGAGTGAAGCACTCTTAAGGGGTGGGGTTTATATTGTCGGGCAACAAAAGACCCGCCATTGCTGGCGGGCCTTCTGCGCTGTATGTGCTGGACTATCTTAATAGGTGTTCGTTTTTCTCCTTTCAGGTTCTATATAAAGAACAAGCACAACGACAATTTACGGTTGGGTCTTCGCTCTTGTCGCAATCGTGGTCGGGGATGTCTGCTCCCATGGTGGCAGCAAATAATATTAAATCCTCGTTAATATCTTCTTCTTCTCCTATGAATTCTTCCGTTATTGCGTCATGGCAAGAATCACATATCCGGCGTGGTTTCTTTGTCGTTGTCATTTTCTCGGCTCCTTCTGTTTTATTGGTACCTAGGTTGCATGTACATTTACAGTTTGCGGCTGACTCAGTGTTCGAACCGTCGCAATGGTGAGAGGTTATCTGGTCGCCTTTGGTCGCTGCGAACAGTTTGATAGCGTCCATGTAAAACGTTTCATCTTCTAAAAAGTCTTTCTCTATTCTCTGAAAACAAGGGGTGCAAATTCGGGCTGGGGTTTTCGTTGTCATGTTATTGGCTTCTTTGATAGTTTCTATAATCTCTTGGTTTGTCTTCATTATCTGTTGGTTATTAATCGTGCTGATGTAATCGTTTAGGACTTTTTTGGATTCTCTGGCGGTTTCTCCTCTCCAATAGTTCAAGTTCCCGACTATGTACATCAACTGCGTGCTGTCTGCTCGGTCTGGCTCTGTGGGTTCATACTGGCGGTTATCTTTGATAGCTTCTATGTAGACTTTCGCATTGGCGGCGCGGCTGCTTGTTGGTGCTTTCTCTACTGCCCAGTTATAAGCGTCGAGCAGGGCCGCGTTAGCCTCTGGCGTTTGCAAGGTGTCAGGGGCTGGCGGGCTCTCTTCGGGCGTGGGCCCAACTTGGATGACAAAGTCCCACCCATTATTAATCTCTCGGTTTGTCTTCATTATATTTCCCAACTTTCTTTAATGGTGTCGCAAAGATTTTCTATCCTGACGGCGTCAACTGCTGGCAACGGTAAATTTAATATCCTTGTTTCTAGATCACCGATTTCCTCGTCCAGTAGGTCTATATGGTTGTCTAGATCGTAGAGGACGTTTGCTCTATGTTCGACCAGATCAGCTTTTAGATTTATTAACGTGTCGTGTGCGTCTTCGGTGTAGGTTTCAGCTTGCATTTGTTAGCTCCTCTCTGACTCTTAAATATTGTCGTGTGTCTTGGTGCTTGAATTCGTGTACAAGGTATTCTTTCTTCGTGTCTATGTCTGATTGCAGACGGGTGCATACATACATAAACGGTTCATAGTAGTTATACTCTGCCTCCTTTCTGCTCAGTATCTGTTGAGAGATTGCTTTCTCGAAAACGTCATCGAGGGCGTATATTCGAACGTCTGGGTAATCTTGTGACTGTATCCAGTCTCTCGGCGCTGTGATCGTCTGGGGCGTTGCTGCGGCTATAAACTTTGTGCGGTTGAAGTTGTCATTCTCAAACCGTAAAACGTCAGCAAATAAGTTAATGACGTTGTCCGGTGCTGCTGACTCCTTCAGTGTTCGGGCTATCAATTCAAAGTGTTTCCTAGTTAGCATGGCTCTTCCTTTCTTTATTGGGAATCATTGCCCAGTGCGTTCGCCCTGGGCAATGCTGGCGGGGTCAATCTACTATCGTGAAGCTGATTGATTGTTCAAAGTTGGTAGTCTTATAACCTTTGTTCCGGTATTCCTCATCTATCAGGTGCTGCGGTGCGTCTTCCTGTCTTGCTCGTTGCTGGCTCAGGATGTGCGCAATGTCACGTATAAATGATCGAGCAAACGTTGTATCTGTGTTTGGGCCAGCGTTGGCGAGTTGGTCAATCGCTACCTCGGCAATCGTGCGTATAGACGGTTCAAGATATTGGGTGTGGTCGTCTTGTTCGCAACTGATGCATATTGCTGATGATTCGGCCATGGAGTCCAGATCAAAAATTTTACTGTTGGCGGTGTTTTGGCACGTGCCTGAGAGATTACGTTGGGCTATACTCCTGTTCGTAGAGGCGGGGTCAAAATTGAAACAGTGCCACATGTGGTCACATTGGCACAGGATGGGCTCGCCTTCTGTGGTGGTTAGGTAAGGTTTCTCATTCATGGTAATTCCTCTTCGTTGATAGGTTCGTAAGCACGCGGGTCTATGATAAAAGGTGGCCGCTCTGGGTCGTTTTCCTCGGCTCTTTCTGCGTTGGCGGTGTCCATGCAATGGCGGCATACTGGCTCGTCTTTTATGCTTGGGACGTATCGTGGGTTATAGCCAAATGGCAGACCACAAATTAAACAGGGGCTAATCATTAGGGCATATCCCATTATCTTCCTCCTTTCTTTGGGTGTTTGAGTTCGTGTCTGCCAGACTGGTCGATGTTGCAAGCTGCATCGTCGGGACAGCGTCCCCAGACCAGCACATCGGTCTTGAGTAGGTGGGTACTGTTCTGTCTCCTGTGGTCGTCTCCGTCTGGTACGTCTTGGTCACAATTCCAGCAATAATTTGGGCGGGGGTTGTTCATTCTTCGGGCTCCTTTCTTTCGGCGTTGGGGCTGCGGGTCTGCTTATGGCTCTTCCTCCTTCATTCGGTATCATTATAATCTAACAGAAAAACGACTTGTGTAATATAGTCAACAGCTACGATTTGTGATAAATTCGCAGTATCAAATGTTTGGAGGTACATAGTGATTAACTTTCTAGTTAGGGGATCTGGAACATTTCCGTTCGATCAGCTGCGTTATGACCAATGCTATCCAGCAGATACGGAGTCGGCAATAGCTATGGACGCTGGCGAGTTGGGGCGGTACGGTGGAACCAGTAGAACTATAGAATTGAAAGGGAAAAAATTTACGGCGGGGCGTTGGGCTAGTTTCGGTTGGGAAGTTCTAACCTGCGATCATGACAATGCGATCAGGCCAAACGGCTTCCCGAGGAAGTGCTGCTC